AAACAACGGTAAGAAAATTGTTGCTACTGGTGGTTGGAGTAAAGGTACAAACAGGCAGCCTGCTGCTGCACCAGTTCCTACTCCAAATGTTCAACCGCAGCATCCACCATCCTTGATAGAAAAGGTCAAGAGTGCAGTAGATGCTTACGCCTCGCGTGGTATAACACAGGACAAGCGATGCGCTGACGATATCAAGAAAACTAGATTGATTTCATGTCATGGCGATCCCGAGCGCGGGATTGCCCCTTGTCCGTTTAGACGAGATAGTAGTGCAGAAGAAGGCAGGTACTACTGTGGTGAGTGCGGATGCGGAGATAGAAAGGCAACATGGCTGAATGCAAAGCAGCCAGACGACTATACCAAACTAGACTTTCCTAGAGTGGTATGCCCTCTCAATATGCCTGGGTTCACAAACTACACTCCTAGCGCAGAAGAAAGCGTAGAAAGAAAAATGCGATATGACTTTAGCCGAAAGGAGCAGATCGAACGGCAAGTAGACCTAACGATCAAGCAAACCGATGCGTAGAATTAACAGACCAACCCGAACAGGTGGGGTATCTCGGCCTGCGCCGCAGCAACCCACAGATGCCCAAGCACGGCAAATAAACTCTGCACCACCCAATCCACAGAAACCTAAAGGTTGTGGTTGCAAGAAACCAAAGTGAAAGTATACTTTACAGACCCCTACAGAATGGAGACACAATGACTGCTACTGCAACTGAAACTGAAACTGGTATGAAACTCTCTCAGGAAACTCTCGCTCTTCTCAAGAACTTCGCCTCCCTAAACTCAAACATTCTCATCCGTCCAGGCAATACTATTGCCACCGTGACACCCGTGAAGAATGTCATGGCAGAGGCAACCGTAGATGAAACCTTTGACATTGAGTTTGGCATTTGGGACTTGAACAAGTTCCTTGGCGTGATCTCGCTGTTCAAGGAACCGATGCTGACTTTTGGAGAGAAGTCTGTGGTGATCTCTGACGCGACTCGCAAGAACGCACCGAGTGTCAACTACTACTACTGTGAACCAAGTCTGCTGACCGCTCCCAAGAAGAGCATCACTATGCCCGACATTCTTGTGTCGTTCAAGTTGACCGCAGACAATGTTTCTGAAATCATGCGCGCCAGTTCTGTTCTACAGGTTAGTGATATCTCTGTGCGCGGAACGAAGGACAAGATTGAGGTTGTCGTATTCGACAAGGCTGACAAGGGTTCCAACACTTACTCCATCGTTGTGGGAGAGAACAAGGCGAAGACCAAGTTCGACATCCATATGAAGGTGGAGAATCTGAAACTCATGTCTGGCGATTACGATGTGCATATCAGCAAGAGCATTGTCGCCAAGTTCTCGCATTGCAGCAAGGATTTGACTTACTTCGTTGCGCTTGAGGCAACTTCAAGTACTGCCTCTAAGGAGTGAACATGACTGCTACGGCAACCGAATACCTTTGGGTGGAGAAGTACCGCCCAAAGGTGATCGCGGATTGTATTCTTCCTTCCGCGATGAAGAAGACTTTCACCGATATGGTGGAGTCGGGAGAGGTACAGAACCTGCTGCTATCAGGTGGAGCAGGATGCGGAAAGACTACGGTTGCCCGCGCTCTGTGCAATGAACTGGATAGCGACTGCATCATTGTTAACTGTTCAGAAGACGGCAACATTGATACTCTCCGTACTCGCATCCGAAACTTTGCGAGTACAGTATCCATGTCAGGCAACAAGAAGGTTGTGATTCTTGATGAGTTTGATTACTCGAATGCCCAAAGCACACAGCCTGCTCTGCGTGGATTCATGGAAGAGTTCAGCGCAAACTGTCGATTCATTCTGACTTGTAACTTCAAGAACAGAATCATCGAACCGCTGCACTCGCGGTGTACTTGCATCAACTTCCAAATTCCAACCAAAGAGCGCCCCGCTCTCGCCAAGCAGATGCTTCAGCGAGTCAAGGGCATCTTGGACGCCGAAGGGGTTGCATATGATGACAAGGTGCTTGTCGAACTCATAATGAAGCACTTTCCTGATTTCCGCCGCATCTTGAATGAGTTGCAGCGGTACTCAGTTTCAGGCAAGATTGATGTAGGTATCCTGACCCAACTTGGTGAAATCAAGATCAAGGAACTCATCTCTGCCCTGAAGGGGAAAGACTTCACTTCCGTTCGCAAGTGGGTGGTAGAGAACTCAGATGCCGATTCAGCATCGCTGTTCCGCAAGATTTACGAGTCCATGTACGAATGCTTTGCTCCCTCTAGCATTCCGAAACTGGTTCTGATTCTTGCGGAGTATCAATACAAGGCAGCATTTGTTGCCGATGCAGAGATCAACATGACTGCTTGCCTTACTGAGATTATGGTGGAGTGCGAGTTCAAGTGATGGCATTTAGACCAATTGGCAAATGGATTGCTGTACGCACCGATCTTGGCAAAGAGAAAAAGACCGAGAGCGGAATAATCTACAATGACAACAAAACAAAGGGATACTATGTACTTGCAGAAGTTGTCGCTGTTGGAAACGATGTGACTGAAGATGTTCGCGTTGGAGACACGGTGTATTGGGAACTAGCGACCAATCGTAACAATCACTACGGTGATCTAGACTTGGTACATCAGGATCACATTGCTTTGGTGGTACGAGATGACACTTAAACTCACAGACTATCTGAACGCCATCAATGTAAACAAGAATCCGTTGTGCGACGAAGAGCATGACGAGAAGGGATATGTTCCGTTCTTGGTGAACCGAGGACTGTCTTATTTTCCCGATACCATCTTGCAAGCAAATGAGATGAACCGCTATGGTGGATTGCGTAAGCGAATGCAGTTCGATTTTCTACGGCACAGCGTCCGCGCAAGAAAGCGTTTCAGCAAGTGGTTCAAAGCAGAAGAAGCACAAAATCTGGCATCTATCAAGGAGCGGTATGGTTGCTCTGATGCCAAGGCTAAAGACATCATGCGAGTTCTTACTCCCGAGCAAATCGCAGACATTGTTCGATCCACCCACAAGGGTGGTGTCTAAGTTAGCCTGTTCCTACATATTTGTAAAGATGAGGCATACTCATTGGCATGGAGTGCATATGTATGGAACACCAACCGAAAATCACCGTTGAAGAACTTGTAGAGATCACGCTGGCAAAGCCAGATGATTTCTTAAAGGTAAAGGAAACCCTGACCCGCATTGGGATTTCCTCCAAGACTGAAAAGAAACTGTATCAGTCTTGCCATATTCTACACAAGCGGGGCAAATACTATATCGTACATTTCAAGGAAATGTTTGCGCTTGATGGTCTTCCGTCCACGCTGACGGAAGTAGATATCGCTCGACGAAATACTATTGTGACTTTGTTAGACGAATGGGGACTCGTCAAAGTAGTTGATCCCACAAAAACAGCAAATGTCACCGCAGGCCTTGCTCAAATCAAGATTATTCCGCACAAGGAAAAAGGAGATTGGGAACTGGTTCCCAAGTATCATATCGGTAAGAAATTCTAATCAGTTTTTCTTACAATCAGAGATTCATTATGGAAATCGACCTTCGTAATGTACAAACTAGATGGATCAATCTAGATCGTGCCACTACAAATGCCAAGCAAATGACCGAGCAATTTGATCGTTTGGGATTTGTTTCTCATCAGCGAATCCCAGGCAGAATCATTCCACCACCAAAAAACCTGTCTTCAGTCAGACTCAAAGCGTTTGGCAAACACTATATGGGATGCGGACAGGCGCACATAGATGCATTACACTCCGTGAACAATTCACCAGTTCTGATACTGGAAGACGATGCACTGTCAACCTCGGCGTTTCGCCCCAAGATCTCTATACCCGATGATACAGATGCGGTATATTTGGGAATCTCTCATGGAAATAAAAAGCAAGCAATTGTTGACTTGAACAATGGTTGGTATAGAATCTTTGGTATGCTTGCAGCACACGCCGTTCTTTATGTGAGTGAACAGTATAGACAGTATGCAGCAGAGATTGCTCATATGTGTCTGTATTCTAAGAGCATTCCTATGGATAATGGATTTGCCGCAGCACAGCAGAAGTTCAAGGTAATCGCTGCACCAACTCCGATGTTCATTCAATCAGCAGACAGACAAAGCCAAAATAAGTGGCAGAGTCTAACAGACACGCCGCTTGCTCCTACCCACATACAAGTTTTCAATGAGTTGATTCCAATTACAGTATAGTAAGAGTTACATAATGACATTTGGATTTTACAAGTTGTTTCAAAACGCAATCGTTCCATCATACGGAACAGACGAATCTGCTTGCTTTGACATTGCTACTCATCTCATGGACGAACGAGGAATCGCCAGAAGTATCAAGGTTGTTACTGATATTCTGACGGTATATCCTGAATACCCCAATCCATACGAGAAGAGTTTCATTTTCAATTTGAGGCCCGGCTATCTTGCATTGATTCCTACTGGACTTATTGCCAAGATACCACACGGATACTCGCTTCGTACCCATATTCGATCAGGGATCGCTATGAAGCGAGGATTGTACCTTCC